CCCCGAGACAGTCGAGCAGTGGACCACGGCAGGAGCCTCCGGGCCGACCGTCGCCACCCTGACCCGGCTGTGGGATAGCAGCCCCACCATTGAGCACTTCATCGGCAACGCAGGGATGCTCCCTGATGTCAAGGCCAGTGAGGCTCTTGCTAAGGCAATCATCGATACCCCTGACCCTGCTGTCAGCCAGTAAGCAGGTAGAGAAGTGGGTGAACGAACTAACTCTCCACCCACTGAGTACCTCACCATGTGGGAGATGTCCCGGGAGCTAGACGTACAGAACGGGACACTCTCCCGCTGGGTGAAGCAGTGGAAGCTGGACCTCTCCCCACTCCCGCCCAGTCAACTAGGGGGTAAGGCACGAGGGTCCGGATACAACCTCCCTACCGAGTACACCCTGGTAGGACGGGGTTGGAAGTTGACAACAGACAAGCGGGTCAGGGAGTTGATGCTCCGGATTCTGCCCACCGATCCGAAACCTTTCTTAGTAGTGGTTGCGGATGTTGGAATCGCCTGCTACGATGCTGAGCAAGCCACCCAGGAAGTCGCAAGAATCCTGGCTAGCGAGGCAATCGGAATACCCGAGACAGTCTCGGTGTTTCATGTAGGTGACCCCCCAACGAAGAGGTAGGTAGACAAGATGACTGATACTGTTACTCCCACCAAGGCCAAGCGGACCACACCGGTCGCTCTCGGTGAGCACGAGGGCGAGCTTCCCAAGCAGTCCCGTGACGGCTTCTGGAAGGACCAGTTCAAGAACACCTTCCAGCCCAACCCGGGTAAGGTTTACAAGTTCGGTTCCGTTAGTGCTTCCACTGCTAGCAACCTCCGGAAGGACTACGGCCTGAACGCCACTACGAACACGGTCAACGGTGAGACGACCCTGTACGTGCAGTGGGTGCCTGAGCGGGCAGAGGAAATCATGCGTGATGTTGCCGAGCGTGGTGCCAAGCGCAAGGCTACGATGCAGGCCAATAAGGCCAAGAACGCTACCAAGTCCAGCCGGTAAGGCTAGCTGGTAAGCAACTACATCTCACAGTCACAAGGCTCGGCTACGGCAGGCCGGCAAGAGTAGACCCCCCTGATGGACGAACATCGGGGGGGTCTACTTGTTTGTCCGAGTATAGGATTATCTAATCAAACTCGTGGAGGCCATAATGGTAGTGGAAGATGTAACACCCCCGGCTCCTGTCCGACTGTGTTGCGGCCAACGACACCGAGGCGTGCAGTGTCCTGATGGTCTAGTGATGTGCTGTGTATGTTTCGATCGGTTCCAGGTGCATCTGCTTAACCGGGATGTTGCCGGGACGTTGGAGAACGTTTGTAAGGGGTGTGCAGAACAAGTAGGGAGATAGTCATGCCTGTTTGTTCTAGATGCAAGGAAGACAAGCCACCTGAGGATTTCTATAAGGATTACAGCGAGACATCTAAGCGTCGAGTAGAGTGTAAGAAGTGTACGTTAGAACATACTAAGACTGATGAGTACAAAGCAGCTAAGCGGGTGTATCAGAAAGAGTATAGAGATAGGCGACGGGCGGAAGGTACTTGGCCACCAGTGAAGGTGGAGGGTAGGAAGAGGGGACGACCGAAAGGAACATGATGAAGAGGAAGAGGAACAAACTCACACTCTATATCTGTAAGGTGTGCGAACAGTGTAATAAGGACAAGACAACCCATCCTGGCATGATGCATGCTCCGGGTTTATGTGACTGTCCATGTAGAGACTGAGAGGGGATCATGATAGGAGACAAATACTCTCGATTCCAAGTCTATGGCTATCCCGGTAGAGGTCGAAGACTCGCAAAGAGAAAGGAACACGCACAAGAATTCGAGCGGCGAGACAAGCAATCATTCCGCAAATGGCGGCGACGCAAAGAGGAAGAGGAACGTGGTGTACGTAAAGATTACTGAGTGGGATGACACCATTTGGGAGATTAGTCACTGTACCCAAAGGGTCGATGTCGTGGACGGTAAGATTGACATCTATGACATGGACGACGACACGCCTATTGATATTGAGTTTAAGTGGAAGGAAATCGTGATCGTTAAGGCGGAGGATGATGAATGACATTCTTGAAACCGTTCAGATGGTTGCTGTCACGTTGGCCATTGCGCCAGTGGTTGCACTGGCTATCGGAGTAGGGTTGTGGATCAGGACGAGAAAGAATACGCACTCTTAGATGCCTGTAACGATATGGAGAGTACCCTTGCTGATGCTGGTATAAGAGATGGCGGTCATGATGACTGGCGAGGTTGTGCTGGCGTAGAGATACGTGACGCTATCTTTGAGCCATACCCTCACCACTGGGATTACAGTCTCGGATGGTGCCGGGTGAAGTGGGGACTAATGCTCATAGATACTGGCCTTAGGGATGTTATATCCGACATCATCTTCTATGAACTAAACAGTAAACCATACGATGAGTCCGAGGACATCCCTCTAGAGATATTCGGTAGGGCTGTCGGGAACGGTTGGAGATACTATGCTTAACACACCCGGAGAGGTTAGAGACTTCTACCGTAAGACGTATGCTGAGCATGGACCTAGCCCTAGAGGCATGGCATGGGGAGATACAAAGACCCACTACAAGCGGGTGATGAGGATTCACCACCTACTTGTATCTCTTGATGTACCTATGAACCGTATCCTTGATGTGGGATGCGGGGTTGGGTTGGTGCATAACTTGTGGGGACTGGCATACAAGGAACGCACCTACCATGGTGTCGATCTTGTGCCTGAGTTTATAGAAGAGGCTCGGGCTGGTATCAGTAAGGACCCTAAGGCCATTGTGGTATGTGAAGACTTCATGGACTGGGTGAACATCGACCCTTTTAGTGTTGCCCTAGGGATCGGTACGTTTGCATGGCAGACTAGTGATGCTGTTAGGAGCATGTTGTATAAGATGTGGGGAATGGTAGGAGCGAGTGGTGCCCTGGCTGTGACTCTGATCCCCGATAACCCTCTGCCCATGAATGAAGTTAGACGGCTAAAGGGAACGTTAGACGCCAAGGAGATGCTGCTGTATAACGGGTACAGTGACAGGCTAGATGAGCACATCGTTATCCTGGTGAAGAAGGATGCAGAAACGCTAGCAGCAGAGGCTATGCGACTGGAAGAAATGAAGGACGCTACTTACGACGTCATCAGGGAGCAGTATGAACATGCACATTCTTGAATACCTTAGAAGCGTCAACCTAAGCCGTGCAGAGAGATGGCATCCCGGGTTCCCTTATGATGAAGAGTGGACTATCGCTGACTGGGCTAACGCTATGCAAGGTGAAGCTGGCGAGGCAGGGAACATTGTCAAGAAGATCAGGCGGGTAGATACCAACCTTACGGGTAGACCAAGTGAGAATGACCGTGAGCAGTTGGTACTTAAGCTGGCTATGGAGATAGCTGATACTATTATCTACTGTGATCTACTAGCAGCCAAGGAAGGTATTGATCTGTGGCCTGTCATCGTGGATAAGTTCAATCGTGCTAGTGAAGAGTATGGTTGGCCTGAGAGACTAAAGATGCATCCTACTGGTGGAGTAGAGGATTAGTGGGTGACAATAGACCGCCCGTATACATGGAAGAGACAGACAACGGGGTTGTCAACCTCATCATCCGGGCATCAGCCATCGGGCATCCTTGTCTATGGGAACTGATAGCGGCAGGCCAAGGTGAAGAGATGTCACCTGTACCTAATGTGCTACAGCGTGCGTTTGATGAAGGGAATCTGCTAGAGCCTGTCATCATCAAGAGGCTAGAGAGAGAGTATGGGGTATCTTTCCATTCCCATCAGTCAGAGGGAGAACTATGGGTAGGTGACAATGTAGCTGTACGATTCCACTCTGACGGTATTGGTGAATACCAGAACTTACTCTACGTAGTTGAAGCCAAGGCACTCTCTGATGCACTGTGGCAGAAGGCTGCCAAGGGTACCGTCGGTGATGTCATGGACGAGTACAACTCGCAGTTGTCTGTGATGATGCATGGTGAAGGGTTACCCGGTCTGTGGGTGGCATACAATAAGGGACTCCCACCTGATGAGAACGGTAACAGAGAACCCTGTGAAGATCAGGGTAAGCTACTGATTCAGAAGATTAATATTCCACCTTCCTCTATGTTGGAGATAGAACTTAAGGCATCACTCATAAAGGAAGGAGTCATGGGTGAACCTATCATTAGTTCGGACAGACAGTGCAACTCACCTGACCATTGGCCCTGCCGTTATCTCGCTATCCGTCCGGAACCTGAGGGACGAGAACATAAGCGGGAAGTCCTTATTCCTGATCCTGAGGGTAAAGCGGAATTCGACCGACTGGTCCGTGAGTACCTCATGTTCAAGGGTCAGTACGATGAATCCAAGACCCGATACGAGGCAGCAAGAAACGCCATTACATCGGGGGCTGGTAAATCTGGATACGTACAGACGGACCGGTGGTACATCCCGATCTACGAAAGAGTGAGCGGCGGAGGGATCGCCTGGGATGAGGTACCACAGGAACTAAAGAATGCTTTGGAGGCGTACCGGAAGCCAGGTACTAAGAAGACCAGGTACCTAATTAGCAAGACGATCAAGAGGTTGGACTGATGGATCACAAACAACGGCTAACATATGATGAGGCACTAGAAACTGTCCTAGGTCTAACAACCAGGGAACTGCACGCTGTTCGTGATTTGTTAGACCTAGCTACATCTAAGGACGTTCTACTCGGTATGCTAAACGGTATTCTTGTCGTTCGTGAAGAAGATGAGCGACGCCACAGCACTAAGGAAACTTGGTAATGGTATCCGCACCCCTACTCCCTAACGGCCAGTCCATCAAGGAACGTATCGGACTGTACGGGTTAGCAGGGATCGGTAAGACACATCAATACTTCAACATTGCCAAGTGGCACCATGACCTAGGGTCCGATGCCATGTTCTATGCGGTTAACACAGACACCAGCTTTGAGGTAGTGTACTCTAATCCAGAATTCTGTGAGCTACCTAACGTTCAGTGGACTGACTGTGTTAACTTCCAAGATATGTATAACGCAACGAAGAGGTACAATGGTCAGCTACGGCCGCAAGACTGGCTGTGTATTGACCTACAGGATGATGCGTGGAGTCTAGTGCAAGATGAGTACGCAAGGATCAAGGCTCGGGAGAGTGGCTTAGACCTTGACGACCTAAGCGAGTTGTGGATTTCAGGTGGCGAGACAAAGAAGTACCCGATCGAGGGATGGGACTGGGGTACACCTAACGCCAGGTATCGGACCTTGACTAACAACTACATCCTTAGAGGACCAGGGCATCGGTTCATTATCCACCGGCAGGCTGACATCCTGCAACCCTCATCTAATATGAAAGAGGATGCAGTAAGTGCTCAGAACAGGAAGATGTTTGGGCCGGTAGGTGTCAAGCCTGGTGGACAGAAGGAAGACCCAAGCCGCTGGCACACCATCCTGCACCTGTCAAGTAAGGGTGTTAGTAAGGAAGGTGTCCACTGGCAAGCTATCTCAACAGCTAAGGAACGTTGGGGTGCGAGACGTAGGATGGGTCACGTTGGCAGCGACGACATGGTTAGAGGGGAAGAGCTAAAGGACTTCTTCCTTGACTATCTCGTGGGTGTCGCAGGATGGAGGATGGGGTAGAGACTAATGGTTAAGGCCAAGTGGAAGAGTCTAGACCAACGTCCGCCACCACCACTAAAGCCTATTAACTGGGCAGAGACGGACTTTGTTATGAACAAGCAACCTGGATGGGTGAGAAAGAGTAACGAACAGTACACACAAGAGCTTAAGGAGAAGAGGAATGGAAGTAGTACCCGCCCTAAGAACACCGGCAAGAAGTGTGACCACTGTGTGATGGACGATCACCACATGTGCTGGCGGGTGGTGTGCTACTGCCCCTGCTACAGAGAACGGAAGCTTGATGGTTGGCCGTACACGCAAACCACTCTTTGATCTAGTCACGGAGCTAAACGTCATGGCCGGGTCAGCAGTCGGATACCATATCATAGGTACCCTAGGAGAAGAGGATAGTGATGAGGAACATGTCGTTGTCCAATTGTCCTTCCAGATGTGGGGGCTACTACCCGACATGATGTTGGAACAGTGCGCTACGTACTTCGGGTGGTTGCTGTTCTCGCAGGTATACAGGCTGTACGAGACTAAGGAAGTTCCAAGAGATATGGTGTGGACAGGTCATGTTGTCACTGGCCTGAACATGAACTAGGAGAGGTGATCATGAGCATGCTACATAGCACCGCTGCTGGTGTTGATATCAAGTACAAGTCTAACAGGACCATCCCGCTGCTGACCCACCTAGCTAACAGATGGTGGAGCAGGAAGGTGACTAGGGAAGCTGCCGAGGAAGCACTGAATGAGGTACTGGTCCTCCGTCAGCGTATGGCTGATGCTGCTGTGGAGATTAGTGAGTGGCGGATGAAGGTTGGCGGCGCTGCCTATGCTGAGAAAGGTCCTGTCTTCATGGCTATGGTGGAGGAAGGTATCAAGAATCGTATCGGGCCATACATCCGGTTGACGGATGAAGACTTCTACCCGGGGATGTGATGATGATCACTACAGAAACCACTGAGCGTAGGACCGTAACTGGAACCCTTAGGTGTGTACGTACTCCACGACATCATAACGGGAAGGATTGGCTAGTTGTCTATCTAAAGGACCAGGCTAACCCCTTACCTCCCTACGAATTCTGGTATATCTCTACAGATGAACCTTCTAAGCATCGTAAGTTGACTAAGCAAATCAAACTTAAGTCTGGGCGACTGCCTAAGGCTATGGATGAAGACATGGAGAATAAGAAGATTAGCTTTACCGCTACTCTCGTTCCTTATCACAATAGCCTTGGTTACTACATGTCTAAGGTGACGGATGTTCATCTCGCCGACTGAACCTAAGGCCCTCCATGATCTAGGTGTAATTTCTATGATCCCCGAGGATCATGGTGTGGACATCATGTGGAACAGTAAACTCGGGACTATCGGGGTGCAGAGGAAGACATTCCCTGACGACTTCCTGTCCTCCATGAAGGATGATCGCCTTAACAAAGAGTACATACAGATGAAGCAGTTGGACGTGGCGGTCCTACTGTTAGAGGGGAGGCAACAGTGGACGACAGAAGGTGAATTGTATGGAGCCTACGGAAACACCGGACGTAGTTACACATGGTCTAGAACACAGCATCGAAACTACCTTACCTCCGTGCAGTTGCGGGGTATTCAGGTTCAGACATCTGATTCAATCACCGACACAGTTGACTATCTCCGTTCTCTGCGGCTGTGGTCTGACAAAGGGGACCATAGTTCTCTCGATAGAAGAGCAGTTGGAGCAGCCGCATCTGAGCTTTACGGGACAGTACGAAACCCAGACTATGTCAGATGGCTCTACCAATCCCTACCCCGGGTGGGTCCAAAACAAGCTGGTATGATCTATAAACATCTAGGGATGATCTTCGGGTTAAAGGTGACGTACGAGGACCTGATCATGGTGCCAGGTGTAGGACCTAAGTTAGCACAAGGGATCATGGACGTGTTCGATGCAGTGGATTAAGTGTGGATACTGTGATGGCAAGGGAGGGATGTACACATACCCCACGAGCAACTTAGATAACTGGTTGTTTAAATGGAACTTGTGTACCAAGTGCATTGGGTGGGGAGCACTAGTGATCCCGAGTAACATTGTCCTAGGAGACGAGTGATGAAGATTTCTGTACAGTCCTCATGGAGATATGGTGTCATTGGTTTCTACGCCGATCGTAATGACCCCATCTATCACATCTACCCTCTACCGTTCATCCGAGTGACGTTGGAGAAGACTAATGATTAAGTACGAGTGTGATAACTGTGGCGAGGAAGTCTACACTGTTGAGGCTCTCGGTCCTGGCGTGTACGTGGAATCACCTGGCGGGACGTTCAAAGGCAAGACGTACGAATACTTCCCTGATGAAGAAAACCAGCTAGTCCTTAATATCTCGCTGTCCAACAAGCAGGGTGGCGATCACCAGTATTGCTACGCTTGCATGTGGAATATGTTGGCGCAGATGGTTGATGAGAAGATGCCGATGGATACTCTGATGAAGACAGAGGGATTCCAACAGGCACTCGAAGGTGCAGTGGAGAAGGTGTTGAAGCAGGAGTATGAGGGTGTCACGTTCACTGATGAGGCCCTGACTCTTGATACAACTATCGACACAACGGGCATGCCTAAGGGTGACGTCAAGCTGAGGTTCCACTGCTTTAAGTCGAAGGAGGTTCCTAATGTCGAAGTCCTTGAACCAGATCAGGACGCAAATCCTGAATTGCCAAGCATGCACGCTGAGGGAGTGCTGCCGGAAACCGGTCCCGATGAGCGTGCCGACGATCCGGGAACACACACCTTCACCGGAACAGTCTCAGTCCCCAACCTCGACCCAGGACCCACACCCGAAGCACCGTGGGCAAGAGCCACCCGGGCTATCTTCCCCAACAGACCAGGCTGGCGATACAACCACTAAGACCTCTAGCTTCATTGTGCTAGGTATGGCACCTGGCAGAGTGGAGGACGCTAAGAACGTCCCGTTCGTAGGCCCGGCTGGTACACTGTTACGCAACGAGCTAAGGCGTACTGGTATAAATCCTACCACTGCCTACTACATGAACGTGGTGTGCTGCGCTCCACCTAACAACAAGGTGACGTCCACTCACATAGATGCATGTCGGAAGAACTTAAAGGATCAGTTAGAGTACGCTGATGCGGAACGAGTCCTGGTGTGTGGGACTACAGCTATGGAGACACTGATCCCTCATGCCACCAAGTACACCCGATCACAGGAGATTAAGATACACGGCAAGCGGGTGTACTGCGTGCATCACCCTAGCTACATCCTGAGAGCTAATGATACACAGGTGTATGAACGGTGGAAGACTGACCTGTGGATGTTCAGGCTGCTACTATTAGAAGGTAACCACTTCGAGATGGGTAGGTGTATCTACTGTAACGAATGGGGAGTACCCGTGCAGCCCCCGGTGTGTGCAGACAAAGCGTGCATGAGAAAGTGGAACATTGACAGCAAGTGGAGGTACATGCCTCCGCCCCAACTTAGATTGGATTTATGATGACCAAGACAACTGACTCTACTCTCTTTGAAGCTGACTCTGAGCTTAGGGATGCTATCAAGAAGTACCTTAAGGCTGGTGCTACTGCCGATGGTAGGCCGACGTACGAGTACATGAACATTGATACATTTGTTGGCGTTGCCACCATGAAGCTTGATGGCAAGACAGTTTACATGGCGTTTGCAAATGACGGACAAGAGTACCATGAGACCCTTGGGTTGATTGAAACCCTCCGACACAGGGAAATTAATAGGGGTCTCTAATGAGTAAGCGCCCCGAGAGACAGCTACGTGAAGAGGCCAATGCTGCTAGGGTCGATAAGGCACACTGGCAGAAGCAGCTAGCCAGGGCTGACAGTGTGACAGCCAGGCGAACGTATGCTCGGGCTGTGGCTAGGTCACAGGCCCGGATCGACAAGGCAGAAGGAAAGAAGTAATGAGGCCCGCAACACTATATGCGCTAGATACGTTCATCGAGTTGAACGAGGCTCTAGTTGCTCACTATGGAATCCACCCGTTCTCTATGCCTGGGCCTGACGTAGCCCGTGACGACGTTGCTAAGATGTTGGACCTTGCAGGGATACAGGTTAAGAGTAACCTCAGGATCATCAAGAGTTTGCTGGCCTATGTGGAAGTATTGGAGGCAGACAGGGATGCGGCACAAGCTGTCATCAACGGACAAGCAGAAGCGATTGGACGCACGCTGGAAGATTATCCGGATAGCTAACAATCACATCATGGACGTCCATGCTTACAACACCTACATCCCGTCCCTGTTGGAGCTAAAGCACATTGAACGTGCTGTCCATATCTGTCGGCAGGCTATGATCGTTGACGGTAAGACGCTAATCGAGGCAGGGTTCAAGCCTCATGCCGCCAAGCCTGGTGTGCCTAGCATCTTGAAGAGGTTGATTGGTAGAGGATAATTAAAGCAGTACATGAAGAGGCCCTCAGCCTGGTGTGACGCCAGACTGGGGGCCTCTTTCTTAGCTGTAGTGGTCGCCTATATAAACATACTATACGGGCGGCTCTGCGGCTGTCGGTTGAGTAGTGGTACCGGCGTTCTTGGCCACCCAGGCCAGGAAACCGGCGCCGATACCTGTCGCCACTACGTAGCCCCATTCCTGCCAAGTAACACCATCACGTTGCACGGCGCCAAAGGCAGTAGAACCCGTAGCGACACCTGCCACAATAGACTTCTTCATCTGTGGCAGGTACTCGATGATACGGTTCAACATATGGGCTTACATACCCTCCAACTTGGTGATCAGAGACGAACGGGGAGCGGCACTGTCACGTTCCCGTTGGAGCAGGTCCCCAACCTCTTCCGGATGTGCCCGAGCGTGCTCTTCCACCTGGGCAATAGTATACTGGGTGGGATCGTAAGGCTCAGTAGTAGCCTCAGCACCAGCACCAGTCTGTGCTTCTTCATCATACCCAGGCTGGACAGCCTGGGTAGGGTCAGATGACACTGCCTCAGGATCACTAATCCAAGAGCTAGCACCCTGATGATGCTTATGGATCAGGTCCTCTTCCTGTTCGTCAGTACGGTCATTCTCTGTCACAGCAGTACCACGCTTCTCTTCCACAATCAGGTTAGCCTCTTCAAGCTCTGCCTGTGTGGGAACAGGACCGCCAATAGGATTACCGGGCGGCATGTGAGCCTCATCACGGATGTCACCAAAGTCGGTAACGTGATGCGGATGATCTTCGGGCAGGTTCTCATTCTCGTGCATCGCCGTTCTCTCCCTTAAGTTCTGCAAGCAGTTCTGCCCGCAGTTCGTCTAGTAGACTAGCCTTAAACTCTTGCTTGAACTCTTCTCTGAACTCTGCTCGCAACGCCTCCATGTCCTCGTTAACAGTTTCACTAGGTTCCGGAGTAGCAGCCCGTTCCAGGTCCTCAATCTCCTGTCGGAGACGTGGGGCCTTATACCGCCGGTCAGCAGGCTGACGAGTGATACGCTCAAACTGCTTCCTAAGGAACTCTAGCTCTTCCTCTTCTGTCATCTCGACAGGCTTAGACATCACGAGAACGGGCGTCACGTTAGTTGCACCTAGGTCGCCACCTGTAGCTCCCTGAGTAACGATCCCAGTCTTACCAGGAGCCGCTTCCCCAATATCCTTGAACAGGAAGTTAGGCCCCTGGAACTCTTCCACCTGGACCATGATAGCTTCCTGGTGAATACGCCCATCACCATCAGTGTACTCAACACCAACGTTAGGGCATGGGTACTTGATAGGAGAGTGAGGCTCAGCGAATAGGCGGTGCCCACAGTCAGGGCACCGGTACTCAACAGTGGACATTAGTAACCAGACTTTCTCCTAGGGGCAGCCTTCTTAGTAGTCTTCTTCTTGGCCTTAGCCTTAGGCTTACCCTTGCCTGCCTTGTTCATTGCGATCGCCACAGCTTGCTCCTGACTCTTACCAGCGTGAACTTCACGACTGATGTTCCGTGAGACGACCTTCTTGCTCTTACCCTTTTCTAGCGGCATTAGAATGTGATAGGATCAGTGGTCTCGATAAGGAACTGCAACCCGAGCCACAGGTCGAACAGACATACGCCTAGCCACTCCAACTTGACAGGTCTTGGTAGTAGAGCGGCGATGGCTAGCAGGATGACAGATGCCATCCACAGAAGCAACACGATCACATGCATTGTTAAGCTCCTTGTGAGAGTGCAACTACAATAGATACGATAACTGCAACAGCAGCTAGAGCACCTACGATGGCTAGCAGCAATGCGGTACTAGAACTTACACCTTCCCGCCGACCTTCCAGCTTATCCAACCTAGTCTTAAGGTCGTCAATCTTCTCGTCTTTAGCTTGGCTAGACTTCTCTACGACCACTCCTAGGGCATCGATTTGTTTGGTGGTCGCTGCTTCAGACTTAGCGATGGCTTTCTCGGATGCTTCTGTTTGCAAGGCAACGGCATCCTTAGCCGATTGGAAGGCGGCGTCCAGAGCGAGCCGACCGTCTTCCTTCTGCTCCTTTGTCCTCTCGGATACAGCATAGAACTGCTCGTCGACAGCCTTAAATCTTTCATTACTTAGCTCCCCTACGTGTCGGATTTCTCCAAGCACAAACTCTCGAAGGGCAGCAATTTCACGGTGTAGTTGCTCTGTCGTGAGCAGTGTTGGATCAGGAACAGGTCGGAAGTCTCTTTCTGTGTCCGCCACTACACTCACCTTTATACGTTGGAGATGGATTTACACGGGGAGATGCTCATAGTAGAGCTTGCACTTATCCATGACCCACTCATCAATCCTGAATGGACGCCACGTTGGATCGGTAGTCCGGTGGAACGATGCCACTTCGGCTGCAACCAAATCCTCACATTCAATAGCAGTGAACGGGCCAGCCTTCCAGAGTCCCGGGCCAACCATGTACCACAAGGTAGGGTTCTCGGTTGTGGTACAGATAATGGGCCTCATCAGCCCGTTAACGAATGGCCAGTATGTAGCCTCATGAATATAGCTAGAAGCACCAGCCGGTGTCATCTTGTCACCCACGCCAGGAGTGACAAGGTTATCTACAATAGCACGGAACTGGTTGTACTCATCCAGTGCATTAAAGAATTCCTGCTTATCCATGTCGAACCAATCCCCTCGATCGAGTAGGTAGTCAATAGCAATTAGGCCAGGGTCACCATGAAGATTCTCAACAGCGTGCTGATGACCAAGCCAGCCAGTGTAAGAATCCCACTGAGCAGCGTTAAGGCGCACACCGTTGTTGCCATAGGAGTCAGGGTATGACAAGAACGTCACATTGCAGATAGGCGGCACACCTCTCTGCTGCTCAATGAACTTCATCAACTCCTTGATACCATTCTTGTAACCGGTAGGGAAGTTCTCTACGTACTGGTCACCCCAATGCTTGTTAGCGGTATTAGCAGTACCGACCAGTTCAATCTGCACTACGTTATCTCTACCTACCTCACCAGGTGCAGAGGTATTACGTAGTGCTCGAGATGCCAAGCTAAGAGGGTTATGCTGCCAACACTGGAAGAACCCACGCTCATAGCTGCATGTAAAATGAGGCCAAGAGTTGTTGGCAACATAGGCGCCTCGGGCACCTAGGAAACTCTTACCCTCTGTAGTATGAAGAAGGCCCTTAGGTTCCCCTTGATCGGTGTAAGGCCCAGCATTGTTTCCTGGGTCAATGAATGCTAGCGGATACCAGTCACTCATTCTACAACCTCATTCGGAGTAGCTAGCCCAGTACCAGTATCAGTAGTAGCAGGAGCACTACGACCGTAGAGCAGACCAAGAACAGGGTCAGGCTCACCAACATCATCACCCACGTCTGCTAGTAGTCTCTCCCACTCCGTTACCTTTCCTGCTGCCTCGTCATCAAAGTCGAGGTCAGGAGGAACGAATGCATCGTCACTAACTTCGGGTACGTCACTCATGCTCATGTTCTTGGCCCTTCATCTGTGATCCAAAACCACCGTGTTGCATTAGCCCCTCCAAAGAAGGTGAGCGTAGCAGCACCACCTACCTCCACGACACGAAGGTCAACCGTGAAGGTACCCGAGGCGGGCTTCCATGGTACAGCCATCTCGAATTTATTAGTACCAGTAGCATTATCTCCAACCCGCCCAATCTCATTCATCAGTGTGCCACCGACATGCACGTTAATCTGCCAGTCACCATTAGCTGACCGGTTGATAAGTGAAGACAGGTGGACTACATAGAATCGTGTGACATCTACTACTACACCAGCTAGCGAGAAATCAGTAGTAGCGTTACCGGTAAAGCCAGTTGAGTTAGTAGCTAACTCTTGGTCAGCAATCCTACCCCATGCCATATTAGCCGTCGAGTGGCTATGATCTGCCCTTGCACCCTGAGTGGCAACACCCTCAGTATTAGAAGAGGTACGAGCGAGAGAAGCAGGAGCAGCAGTAGTCCAAGGATGCTGATGACCTGCGTCTGCTAGAAGTCCTGTTGCACCAGCAGCAGCAGGATCATCAGGATCAATAACGCTGATAGCTCCTGCTGCACCAAACGCTGATGGGTTGAAATGGTTTGGCAGGATGAGCTTGTCCGCTAAGTGTTCACTACGCACCCCTTTAAGAGGTACGCCATCACCCATAGTTGAAGGGAGGATAAGAACGGACATCAGAGATTCCTAGACGTAGTTGGCATCCGTGTAAGTAGCAGGCTCATACTCTACAAACCAGGTGAATGAGTCCCCGTCAGAACCGTTCCAGGTGAACGGAATAGTGTTGTTCCATCCAGGAGTGCCAGCAGTAGCAAACAGAGACATACGGTCAAAGTTCACTTCGGGGGCACCTGCATCACCACCACGAACTAGACCAACAGCAGCATAGTTGACACCCCCTGAGGCGTCTGTACCTCTAGCAGCAGCATGGAAATAGAACTGATCCATGGTAGCAGAGTAATCAGCAGCAGGAACAGGTAGACCGATACCGAAGAAAGAAGCACTAGTAGTTGCATCACCAGCCATCCGAATCCGACCATCAGCAATGATAGTTGAACCATGGCGCCGGTAACGTGCCTGATTAAATGCACCAACAGTACCTACGGTGAAGTTGTAAAGGGTGGGAGTGTAGGCAATAGATGGCCCCCACGCATTCATAACCTCCCAGTCAGTGTTGGCAGCGTTACGGATCAACGTCGCACGCTTAGTGGTGTTGATCCACATAATGCCTGCACCGACAGCACCAGGGTTAGCGGCTGCAACAATAGTCGGGCGTAGGTTGCCACCGTACAATGCAATGTCGTCAATAGCAGCGTTCTTAAGCTCACTGCTGCCAACACTATCTGCACCAAGTGCTGTATCGTTCACGATGCCAGCAGCGAACATACCAGCCGATGAGATAGCACCAGCAGCCAGGATGCCAGCCGGGATAGTGCCAGCCACGAACATGTTGGCATTGTTCAGAGCACCAGCACCAACAGTGTGAACGTGAGTAGAACGGGCGAGTAGGCCACCACCACCCTCAGCTAATGCGGTACCGATAGCGACAGGGGCAGCGGTCGGAACCACAGTACCAGCAGTATGTCGTGCAATCAGATCGTGTCTACCACCAGCAGTAAGCATGTACTGGGTATGGTCATCATCTGTGGTGACATTGAGATGCCGGTTGGCTTCATCGTAATCCAACCTACACGTACCATGAATGACAGTACCATCAGCACCAATAGAGTGTGCTACAGCAGTAGTATCACCGATACCACGGGTCACACCAGTACAGTTGCCGCCAGCTTGGTTAGCGACAAGTACATGTTCCTCCACCCCGGATTCGTCAGGATTAAGGATGACAGAGAATGGCCCGTTAGCTCCACCTGTAGGCCACCCCGAACTAGAGTTAACAGCGAACGAGGTATCGCCTGGACCCATAGGAGCGGTAAGACGGGTGGGAACTGCGTTACCCTTGTACTGCCTGCGTGCCATCAGATTTCCTCCGTCATAAGCTGCACTGTGACCAGGCAGGTACCGTTAAATCCCTCTAGCCATATCTGAGAGAACCGCCACTTAAGGTTACTGATGACAACTGGATATGCACGGTTCCAGATGTTTAGCTGGGTGATATTCTTAAGCTTATGCATCCGCTGTAAGTCATCGAATGCGTCCAAGGTATTGAGCGGGAACTCGTTACCATCTAGGTCCGTGATCACCGGTGACACGTAGAGTGGGATAGTGAACTCGAACGTAACAGACGGCACGATCAGGCCACGGAACAACCATGCTCCCAGTCGTTGACCAAGTGTGGCGATAACAGCATCACGCTTTAGCTCTACTCTAAGCTCAAACGTTCGTGCGTTAACTTGGCCTACCTGGAACGTCTCACTGTGTTCTGAGTGTTCACCTAGGAAGACGAATGGGCCACCATCACTGGAGAAATAGAAGCCGTGTGTCCCACCTTCACCAATCTGGACCACATCAACGAACATACCGATCTTAGATTCGTTCATGTCGAACATAATCTCGCCGGTGTCCAGAGTGCCAGATGGTACGAGGTTACGGAGATGGTGAGTGGCGTACACTCCTACACCTGAGACTGTGTAGACCCTGATCCCCTGGAAGGTCACGACAGACAGGACTTCGTTCTGTGTCGTAGCCATTAGATCAGAGGCATAGGCAGGGACTAGAAGGTTAGGATCACCAAACTCCTGGATGTTTAGTCGTCCAAGACCAGTCTGAGATGCCGAGTAGTTGGAGTACCCGAACCATACGAAGTTCTCTTGCCCCTCAAAGCATCGAACCGGGAGCGGCGTTGGGACCCTTGCACCAATGTTAAGGTCGCCGTTGTTGTTGACGAGTCCGAATCGCCAGCCGGGTTGCATCCCGACTCCGATAAGGATGAACGGTCCGAGGTATCCGTAGATACACTCGATCGTCTCTCCCTCAAACTCTCCGGCAACCACCGGGGCATCAAGTCCTGTACCGTCAGATTTGATGACTGCTTTGTAGATAAGCGATTTGTCGCCAGAGTACCCCGCCAAGTAGACAGCGTTACGCCCCTCGGCGAAACTCTTCCATACAAAGTCTGTGTTCGGATGTGTGTATAGGAGCGTTGCGCCTGCACCACCGAGAGCGACACCGCCTGCGCCTTGGGCAGCCACAGTGACATCCCATACGCTAGGTCCGTTCGCTGCCAGAACTCGTCCACGTACGAATCCGAGTAAGGTAGCGGTACCGGTGATGTGGGCAGCACCAGCCCACGCAGCGGTACTTCTAGTTGTCTTAAATATACCTGCTGCACCATGAGCAGTCCAGACGTTGAAACCATCAGAGACAATAGATGAAGGAGCGGTACCAGGAGCAGCACCAGATAGAGGAGTCCAGGTTGGGGTATCGACATCTACGTTGGTTGTAAACTTAAGAGCCGTACCATCTGTCAGGTAGAGATGGGTACCAGCCACAGCGAACCGAAGATTGGTGTTAGCTGATGCCAGTTTCGAGTCCGTATCTTCTAACAGACCGAGATGGTACTTCTCCCAAATGTCCATACCTGTACTAGTGTCGAATCTAAACTCACTGGAATCCTTACGGTCATACACTGACTGTCCCGCACCAAGATGCCAAGACGTGGCGGACCGTCGCCACAGGCCAGCAGGGTTAAGAGCATGTTCACCAGGATTATCCCGAGTGTCCTGCTGATTACGCATGTTCTCTAGCGGCAAGAAGTTGAACTGATCAGCGTAGCTGTAGTCAATTGGGTAGGCGAATTGCCCTAGCCCAACAGGGAACGTGTGTGGGGACAAGTCAGATGCAGATGCCCCCCCGAAAAGGATGTGGCCAATGCCCTGACCAATAGTCCGCTTAAGTGCCCCAGCCATTAGTACACCTGATCCGGATAGCGTCTACGCAGCCGACGACGTTCCCGCCTGAGGGCAGTGGTATACATCTTAAGGAACGGATTAATGGACTGCATCATCGCACCTGGTGGGACTTCCTCTGCTCGGCGAGGTTCAGGCTGCCGTTCAGTGAAGGTTCGCTTGACCTCTCTGCCACCCAAGGCATTGATAGCAGCCCCGTAATGGATCAGTTTATGGGCCTCCTGATGGACACCCGAGACAGCTTCCACATCATCCGTTGGGAGGACCAGGGGATCGTAGTGTGCCTTGTAAGACACACGCACAAGGTGACTAGGGGACCCTCCCACCTGTAGAGTCAAGGACTTGCCATCAGGGAAATCAGTGAGATTAGCATGCTGATCTAACATCCAGTCGCACTTACGGATGTCACGCCAATACTGTGACGGCCCAGGTTCATCGTAACGTACCCGCCAAATATCAATCATGTCAGGTGCGTCGATGTTATAGGTAGAGACAGCAGGAGAGTATGTAAACTCGTACGGCTTCAACTGGAACAGCCCATCACCTGACAGGTCTTCAATTGCTTCCTGTACGTAATTGCTAAGCTTGAAGTCCGTGAACTTAGCCGAGATACGGATGAGTGCGTTGATGGAATGGGCAGCAGCAGTGGAACCGTTAAACGCACGGATCACTGTAACAGTAGTGCCCGACTTAGACACCACGTACACTTCCTCAAAGTCTATTCCAAGAATGTATCCCTCCTGGATTTGGGGAGCATCAAACTTAAGAGTAAGAGTCTCCACAATACCATCGATACCAGCCAATAGTTGTGACACCCGTTCACTCTGATTAGTCATCAGGTGGTTACGGGTTTCAGATACGAGTTCTTGGAATGTCGTCATGAGGGGACTTACCTACTGTTGTCTACAGTGGAACTCATTTCCTGGACAACACGCCTACGGCCCGTTGACTGCTCCTGAACGTTGGCATCCTTCTCACTCATGATGGGGATAGAAGGATGGACACGGCCAGTCTTAGAGCCAGTAGCCGAGTTGGTATTGGACTTAAGGGACGGTGCCTTTCGGCCTGTCTTGGGAACTGCTCCTGAATCACTACCAGACATAACTAGCTCCTTATGTTGGATCGTTGTAATCAATTGTGTACGGCTGGTGTTCGATATCGTACCTCGTCTCACCCCGCCGTTCACGAGCCGCCGCACCGTTGAGTCCCCGGGGCTGCAAACCCTCCTTACGAAGACGCTTATAAGCAGCGATATCCCGCTCCCAACGCTTCTCACGAATGAGAGTCTGAGTCGTAGGTTCATCAGGAGTGACGATTTCCGGGTTCTCGGACTTGTACTTAGTAACTGTCCGGGTTGGGATAGCTGTAGCGGAAAGGTGGAACCCTTTCAGGTGCTCCACGTATGAAAGGGCACAAGTATCTGGGTCCTTACAACACTGCGGATGACTCATACGTCACTCCTGACCAACTGCTTCGGGGGTAGGAAGGAAGATGAAGTTAGGGCGTCGGATACTAGCATGTACTGGACCAGTAGAGAGCGTGAAGTTAGGTTGAAATACTTGGTGTGAATGCGACAGGACTAAGGTCTGTGCATCCGGGTTCAGGTACTCATGGAACTTCGGGAACCCATTCCAATACTTAAAGTTAAGCGGAGGTGAAGGACCCTTGTCGGGAGCCTGATCTGAATTATCCGCTGTATGATAGTGAGTGTATGGCCCCTCAATGTTGGAGGACTTATACATCCGAATAGCTGGGCTACGGTTAGACATGGCAGCAATAATGTAGTTGCTACCAACCTTAGTTAGATCACACAGTCCTTCTACTTCCTCGTTCTGTGTGTCACGAAGCCTGGACTGTGTCCGGTTAACAGCAACCGCCTGATCAGTAAGCCATGCATCACCATCCCAGAACTGCCAGTTAGCAGGGGTAGTTAGCTGTCCAAGGGGCGCACGAGCTAGCTTCATGTGCTCACGGATGTTGCCACTATTGAACACAGGGCTAGTAGGATCAAAGTATTGGAAGGAGAAGTCTGGCTCCCTGCCAATGATGTAGTGGAAGGCGGTATCGTTGTAGACAGACAATGCGAAGAACTTACCATTGGCTGTGGAATACGGAATAAAGGTACCAGCCCCAGTGAAGGCGTTAAGTATAAGCACTATTCCGTCAAGAAGGTCCACACCGAACGTCGTAGGCTCAGACCAACCCACAACAACAATGTTGCTTGCCAGGAAACTACCAGTCCCATCATAAACCATATCCATAGGTGTGAAACCAGCAGCGCCAGGATGTGCCCAAGCTGGAGAGGGGGGAGCACCACTATAGGTTTGAGTTACTAGGGCACCTGAAACAGTATCTCTATGTACCAGACTATTCTTGACTAGAACCCCATCGATGGAGTACCCCTCACCGTCCACTGTGCCAGTGATCGTGTCCGCATGGGACCAGAAGGAGTTACCACCAACGAGCAAGATAGAGGCTGTAGCATCCCCAGCCTTAAATCCCTCATTGGGAGGTGAAGTGTTGATGATGTAGTTGGTCCACTTGTCCTCTTCAGTCTCCCAGTGACCACCTACAAAGAACCCAGCGTTTCGTAGCTCAGTAGCCTTAGCATCTGTAACGTCATAGACGCTGCCACCCATGTAGACCTCAGTAGCATTGGCCAGAGAGTTAACATCGGTATCAATAGTCTCAGTCATGGTGTCACCATGGAAGAAACGATCGCGACCGCCACCCTGGTAAGGCATTTGGCGAGCATGCCAGATGCCTAGAGCGTCCTTCCAGACGGTCTTACCAACGTCGAAGTTACCGTAGTAACGCCACAGAGGATGGGAGCGGCCGCCGATAGGAGCAGGACCAGGTTCAAGCGGTGGAGAGAAGGTAGGCATCAACCAATCCTCGCCGTGCCATGAAGAGTCCAAGTGAGACCGGCAGAGTCAACAAAGTTGGTGGTACCTAGAGCGAGGTTACGGAAGTCAGGGTTAGCGACGATCGCACCATCAATACTGCTTCTCAACTGTGCTCTCGTGATACGCCCAGAGTAATTCTGATCAGTACCACCGTCCATACCACCAATACCAAGTGCTGCTGTAGAGTTAAAGATAGCGAGGTTACCAGCCACAGTCTCAGTAGCAAGCAAGGTACCTAGTCCCATACCTTCCGAGCCAGTGAAAGCCTCGGAGATATGGTTGGCACCATTAACTGCGTCCAGAGTTGTTCTAACGTATCTGGTATTTAGAGGGGCAGGGGTGCTCTCATCAATGATTTCGTTGATGCCAGTAGTGGAGTAGTGGGATGCCACCAAACCGAAGACAGTGTGTATCTTGTAGGACCGTTGGTTGGTACGGCTATCCCACTTACCGATGAGGGTCTGATTAACGCCTCCACCAGCAATACCAAGAAACTCGATACGCATGTCGATGTCAGCAAGAAGGTCTAAGGCGATAGCATCAGGGGTTGAGCACCAGCATCCTGCTGTACCGTCTAGGACGAGAGCATGGGAGGATAGAAACCCGGTGCCACCAGAGATGAGGCCGTTACCAATTAGCTCATTATAACAAGCGTTTAATTCTTTGCCCCATAAAGCACGGCAGACACCGTTAGGGTCGCTGTTAAGTCCAGAAGCAACACGCAAGGCACCAGGGTAGTCAAGGTTATAGTTAGCCCGGGCCATTGCCTGTAGCTTGTCGAGGCTCACATCATCTGACACAAGTAACTCCTATAGATTAAGGGCCAGGACCACGGTGTGTGATCCTGGCCCGGTAAGCCTAGCCCTTGCGATATGGAAGGAGTATTACTTGACCATTGTGGAAGTAACCTCGATGCGGCGGATAGCAGCCTCACGGAAGCGGCCGAAGCCACCCAGCCAGTACCAGCCGACAGGGACGAACCGGCGCAGCTTGTCAACAACCTCGCCGAGGATGGTGTTAGGCATAGGCCCGGAGACGAGGGTAGACCACGTCTTAGCAAGAGCCTGGTTGCCGAGGATGATCACGGGGGCAACGTCGAAGTTACCCGAAGCGCCACCGGCAGCACCACCGTTAACGAAACCACCAGCACCACCCTGAGCAGTTTCAAGGTTGGCAGCAGTAAGGCGTGGAGTGCTGATCCAGGAGACACCCTCAAAGGCGCCCGTCTCACCATTCCAAATCTGCTCCGGCTGGGAGTAAGCGTGGGGATCACGCCAACCCGCAGTGCCAGTCTCTTCCCGAAGGTCAACCTCAACATCCGGGGAGAAGAAGCCCTTGTAGAGGCCGTTCATGACCCGCTGGACATTGTCCATAGAGAGGTTAGCTACACGCCGACGCACATCAGCAGCCTTAAGGCTGTTGGCAGCGACAAGGGTGTTTCGGGGACCAGCGCCACCGTTACCGAAGTACACGTTAGAGCCAGCCACCAGGACGTTACGGGCAAGGCAGTCGAAGCTAATGCCAGCGTTGTAGCCGACAATGTTAGCGACATCCTCGCTCACCATCATGAAGGACAGGCCACGCACACGGGCGGTGGTAATAGCAGCGTTACCATACTCGTTAAGAGCAACAGTAACGATCGAGTCCGACACTGCAACGGCATCAACGTCCACAGTTTCAGATAGAACCGAAACCTTAGGAGCAAGCTCGTTGTAGATGTTGAACTGGACGGTCGAACCCCGATGCGACTGTGCAACAGGCTTAATGCTGGCGCAGGCATCGAAGTAAAGTTCATCACGCAATGCAAAGTAGGCGTACTGCTCGTAAGCAGTGGTTACCTGGTTAGCAAGCGTGGTTGCTGTCGTGGGGACATCAGCCACCTGGAACCCTCCGGGGTTAGGCTAAGAAAGGTATGGGAGACTTAGGGAACATCCCACTCGTGAACGATCTGATGACGAGCACCCTTAGTACGGATGAGATTCGTAAGCTCTTCCTTAGTGTCAGTCTTACGCATCTCTGTCTCGAAATCAGAGTTACCAGCGTTACCTGCTGCCATTGCCCTGGCCCTATCCATTAGGGCCATAGCCGTAAGAGCATCCTCGGCGTCATCCGGTTCCGTGGTGGTGGTTGTAGTGGTGGTTGTAGTGCCATCACCGTTGCCATCACTGTTAGGAGTCGGAGTCGGAGTCGTTGGGGAAATGGGGTAACCCAAATCCTCAGCGATTTCCTTAGCAGTCTCGGCTGAGAAATCCTTGCCATCCTCGGCTAGCTCTCTAAGGATAGAACGCTGCTGACGTGCCGATAGATGACCGAATCCTGCATCCCGAAGCTGCTCCCGCTGCTCAAACGCAGCAACCTTAGCAGCTAGTTCCTTGTTTGTGGAAGCCAGTTGATCCCGCTGTGTACGAAGATCGCCTGGTGTTTCCTCGTTCGTATCTCCCATTAGGACTTTCTCTCCGTTTCCATACTCACCCTTTACGGAGGCTCAGGGTGGAGGTGGTTAGATGATGAAGCCTAGTTTGATACCGGAGGGTACTGGCTCTAGGTAGCCTGGTCTTGGCTTGATCGACAGTATGCATGGTAGGTGGGTGCTTGTCTAGGACTCTGCGGCTCCCACAGCGAATCCCTGCTCACCTTGGGCGAACCCACCTGAGCCAGCAAACTCCGCTAGACGTGCTCTTTGTCTACCTTCAATTCTCGCTGCCGCTTCTAGATCGCCTGACAGGAAAGCGACTTGCTCTTCCTCAGTAATGATGTCTTCGGAGAGGGAGAATGGGTTCATTACCTGATCCATACGTGCAAGCTCCCCGAAACCTGTCTGTGCCTGCTCTCGGGTAAGCCCGACCTCACGCAGCCGTTCGGCTTGTGTCTCTGTTAGCTGACCCCAACCGGTACGTAGTGCTGCACCAGCAATCTGAGCCTGACGGAACGTGGACTGTAGCCGACCAAGCTCTTCCTTCGGATTCATGAAGTACCGCATCAGGTCACCGGCCTGAGCGGCAGGGTTCATGCGGAGCAGTTCACTGACAGTCTCATCGTCGGAGAACAAGGCTTCGGCAGTTAGATCGAATCTAACACCCAGTTCGATAGTGGACACTTCACTACCGATGAGATTGTCTACCTCGTCCTTAGTAAGAGTAAGCCCCCACATGGCTGCTGTAGAGTGGGCTGTCTTCTCGTAAGCCAGGTACTCATCGACAGAGATAGGGGGCTTACCTGCTGCTTCTAGAACGAACATACCAGCAAACCGTGATCGGAATTCAGGCCGCTTGTATAGCTCTAACACGAACTGTTCTTGGGACCAGTCAAAGATGATGGCGTTACGTGCCCAGTCGTTGAGTGACTCTAGGCCGTAGCCTCTAAGAATCTCTGCTAAGTAGGCTGCCTGGGTGGCCTGTGTGTCAGCCATTATGCAACCTTCCCAAAGGTCTTAAGGAGATACGACCCTGCCCCTGATTCCAATTGTCTAGCTCTAGAGGTACTCCAGAACCGATCATCCTGCCGGGCCATGACTTTGGATTCGTACAGACTAGCGGACCGCATCTGACCTGTCTGAGGGTCCCGCCTACCGATAATCTGCTGCATGGTAGGGGAATCATAAGTGATGCTCCCCGGGTCCACTTCCCATTCGTCAGCAACAGTCTGCATGTGACCGGCGAACAGGTCACGCATAGTTGCGCCTTGGTCTAGCTGGGGACGCAAGTGAGGATACATAGAACTGGCTCGTTCTTGGAGCGAGTATCGGACAGCCTCATCGTTGAGATAGCCGAGTGCTACATCAACACCCATCTTGTAGTATTCATCCGATGATAGACCAACGAAATACTCACCCTTGGACATGTCATGGATTTGGTTCATGGCACCTTGCACGGAGCCAAGGACTAGGCGACTACCATTCTGACTCTGCATGAACTGCTTAAGGGCGAAGTTGTACTCCGGGGACCCTGCCTCTACACCATGACCAAGATTCCATTCAGTGATCCATTCCAGTTCAGGCTGTGTCAGGTTGAATCCAAGCTTGTTAGTGATGTCGGCAGCCTGGTGGTAGAATTCATTACGCCGTGCCTGAGCCTCAGCAGGATCAGTGTTAATGAGGATTTCCCACTGTCGAGACGCCGCAGAACGGGTACGGAAGTAGGATGTCTTCATTAGCTCAGAGTTAAACTTAGTAGATGAGAAAGGTTGGGATGGATTAACCGCTCGTGTGAGCAGAGGCCCAACCTCAGGATCATTCATCAGGAACGAGAAGAACGGGTAGTCCTCGGCGATCTTCTGTGCGGTATCGAAGCCAGCCATTGTGGTTCCTAGTACCAGTTGTTCCGCATGTGGAATTGGAGAGCGTTACGTGGTGACCCGTACCGTCCCTTGATGTACTGTAACCCTGCCATAATTTGCTGCTGAGGGTTAGTAGTCTTAGCTATCCCTGTACCCTTCCAAGTACCGTTAAGGAACTGGGCGATACCGTACGCTGATGAGTTAGGATTCTGTGCTGTTGGGTCCCATGTTACTTGGGTAGAACCAGCCTTAGGGTCACCAGACTCCTTATTCCACAGCCATACCAAGGCCGGATAGTCAGCAGGATCAAACCCGAACTGGCCGAACAAGGACTGGGCATACGCTCCTAGTTGACTCTTATCTCCAGCAGGAGCGAAGTTGACTTTGGCATCCGAGAGGTTGGTACCGGTAACCTCTGGCATCATGAACTGGGATGCCGGGTCAACACCTTGCTGTTCCATAGCCGCCATCTGGTCAGTTGGCCCGACCATCTGCATAGCACCAGATGAGAATTCGTCTGCACCAAGACTGGACATGATGGCGTTCATCCGGTTAGCAAGGACTTCCTCAGGGGAGACAGGCTTACCGGTGGTGTTGTTCAGGTTATACTGGATACCCATAGCGTCGTCAGGTGTATGACCACTACCAGCATTACCACCAAGCTGACCATGCCAAGGCTCATCATCCATCGGGAAGACAAGACCGTACTTAGCTCCAAGCTGTTGAGCCAACTTAAGATCGCCCGAGAAATCAATAGCCCGACCATGGTTATGCTGGGAGCTACCAGGCTTAGCAACACGTGGCACATCGTACGTGCCGTTCTTCCACCTGTTATATAGGTCTGCCTGCTGCTGATTACTACGCCAGCCGCTACCGATCCACACCCGTCCACCGGACTCGATGAAGATTTGGTTAGCGATGAACTGTAGGTCAGGGTCCAGGTTATCGTAGCCAGGAGAACCTGGACCCATCCCCTTAGTGATCCCGGGAGCAGTTAGTGTAGACATCAGACCCCCCAAGCCGGTGAGGCAAGCATGCTCATTGCCTCATTCATGTACTGTAAACCACGGTACGCAGCAACACCCTGAGGATTCTGTTCCTCTATCTGAGCCTGTCCGAAAGCCTCAGGAGACGGGACATCTATAACACTGCCACCCGCAAGCTGCTTATCGTACGCCTCCTGCTGCCGCTGGACTTCCATCTGATTGTAGGCTTGGGACATCATCTGGACTTGGTCAGGGGCAAGGGCCTGGCCAAGCAGGTTCATGGAAGTCTCACGGAACATTATCTCTAGCGTCTTAGGGTCTGTGGTACGGGTCACTAGCGGCTCACGGGTAGGAGGGGTACTGGCGTCCACCAGGTTCCCAAACTCATCAATCCGCATCCGCTTGTTGCCCTGAATGCCTCTACCAACAATACCCTGACCACCCTCCACCTGACTCCGCATGTGGGAGAGCGCAACCCGGTACGTCATGCCGTGCTGATTGGAGTAGGAGAGTAGGCGTCTAAATGCTGAGGCCGTTTCCTCCCCCCAGTCACCAGGAGTGATCTGAGCGTTAGAGTCATACAGCCCCAGGAACGCCATCTGCTGCTGTAGATCACGGATGATGGTTGGGGACATGTTGGCAGGTGCGTACTCGTCATCTGCCTTGTAACGGGCCGGGATACCTAAGGCCCCGGAACGAGATACGTACGGGTCAGACGGAGCAGAACCCGGAGCAAATGAGCCTCGGGAATACGAGTAGCCGTGCGGGTAGTAACCAGTTGCGTACTGACGAGGGGCAGCAGCCCGGAACCCTACACCTACACCTAGAGGCTGTGGTGCCCCGGAACCTGCACCAAGATTGCCAAGGATTTCATCTGCGGCACCTGATAGTCCACCACCCCCTGGCTCATTAGGGATAGTGCCAGTGGTAGTGGTGGGTGGTTCTTGCTGTGCTCCACGAACACTCCGAGTTAAAGGCATCGTTAGTCCCTGATCAGTTCCCTACTAAACACGAATTCCCACAGCGGCTCGAAAGCCGGGTACTCATCAATGAGCGCCTGTGCTTCTGATCTTAACGCTTCCCGGATCGGCCGCAAGTCCTTGGCCTTGGTATACCCCTTGATCTGGCTATCGATCGCCCCAGCTTCCTTTAGCTGATCGACTAGCGCCTGTGCTTCCGTACGTAGCTCTAGGTACCGGGCCAGAGCAGGGCCAGCCGGTGTGGCAAGAACATCCTTATCCGTACCTGCATCCTCTAGCTGATCGATCATGTCATCAATCTCTGGCTTCTCGAAGATGCCAGTACGAGCGGGTGCGTACTCTTCATCGATCAGGACAGTGATCTCTTCCCAGGCGTTACGCTGAGCCTGATTCATGTCAGCATAGGAAGTAACCGGGTCGCCATTCTCGTCCTTCATCCTAGACATGATGTTAGAGCGCCAGTACCGGTTCTTCCAGTCAGACAGCATGGCAATGTGCTGCTTAGCGGAGAGCGCCTGACGATCCTCACCCTGGAACTGCCGGGAGTAGGTGTCGAAATCAAACTTACCCTCAGGTGCAAACAGAGCATAGATCAGAGGGTAGTTACCCTTGATTTCCGGGTTGTCGTCAATCCACTGCTGACCTTCACGAGAGTCAGGGAATCCAGGGACAGATGTAGCTGACGATGCCACAAGTGCTCCAAGCGCATCTTCCCCGTACTCGTCAACGAACTCCTTAACAGATGTCTCGAAGTCGTCGCCATCCTTCTTGTGGAATTCCTCAGACAAAGCCATAGCGGATAGCCTAGTACCGGACTTGTCCTCTACATAGAAGTCCATAGATGGGGCTGCTGGTGCAAAGAACTGGGCGACCATCCTAATCGGATACAGCTTGTTAGCCCGACTCTTAGCATCCTGCCAAAGCCGATCTTGCTCAGCAGCCGACGATCCGTATTCGCCAGTGGAATCTAGGTAGTCCGCATACTGGGAGACGGTATTCTCGTACAGGCGCTTATCATCCGCTGTCTTGATACCAGCTATAGAGAGGCCAGTCTTAAGCCACGATGGAGCATAAGTCTTCCAGTCGGTAATCTCTTCACCTTCCGGTGCCCCGAACGGAAGCAAGAAATCTTCCATGGCCTTAAGCTCAGGCTTGTCCTTAAGGAACCATGCGGCAGGGATTTGAGCTACAGGACCCAAGCCGGGCATGATCTCACCGAACATTGATAGACCCTGTACCCGGCCTTCCATCTCCACAGGGTTACCAGTGATAGCTGAGGTAAGTGCTCCCATGAACGGGTAGGTAAAGGCCAGTTCCCCAAAGCGGTTCTCAGCGAAGAACCCGCTGTTGATACTGCCTTCTATGATCTGCTGTCCACGGCGGAGCGGCTTACCATGACTGTTCTTGATAATCCGAGACCAGGTGGACATGACCTCAAACCAGGCATCACCGAACGGGAAGAAGTTACGGGTGATGTCGAACACCTGACGCCGTTCAGAGTAGGAGTACAGAAGCTTCTGCGCCCTGTCCATGGCCCGACCCTTAGCGACCAAGTCCATCTCGTCCATGGTAAGGGAACCCTCAACCTTAGTACGAGCGTAATGTTCCATCTGCTTGATGACACGGTTCGGGACGTTCAGTGTACGGGCCTTAGCGATAACCTGGGTACGAGCCTTAGCTGTACCGAACTGGACCATCTCCGCCATCTCCTTACCATACGCCTGCTTAAACACAGGAGCACGAGCAAGGAGGTTCTCGGAACGGGACATGGCACCGTACAAGAAGTTCTGGACTGCGTACTTACGGAGAGTCGGGTAGTCCGATTTGCCACGGGTAGCAGACATACCTCGGCGCACCACCACATCTGGACCGTCGTCCATGTGGTTCCTTAGAAGCGCCGTGAACTGTGGATTCAGTTCAGCCGAACCAGATGTCTTACCCCGCTTATAGATGGAGTGGACCTTACCTGCATCATCGGTCCATTCTCCGGAACGCAGGATATCAAACAGGTCGGTGTTGCCCTTGGTCATGATGTTGAACCGAAGCTCAATGTCATCAAGGAACTTACGAACCTGTTCTGGCGTCTCCATGTTGCCAGGGAAGGCTTCCTGGTACTCTCTGAGATGCTTACGACCCTTACCCTTAGTGAGCCACTCTGTCATCTCATCTATAGAGTTAGTCTCCATCCACTTAGAGTAGATAGGATCGTAGTTGAACTTCATCAACTGGCGTGCCCAAGCGTGCCGATACTCCTTATCAGCGTGCTGACCCTTGCGGATAAGGTCGGTCTTGGTAGTAGTAGATTGGCCACCAGGACGATGAGCCCAGTTAGCTATAGACGAGATAGAGTTCTCGTACTGGTGTACCTCATCCCACTTGTCGTCCATGAAGGAGATTGGGACACGAGGTTCAATATCACTAAGGCCAGGAATCTTGCCAGTAGGAATGCGCTTCTTAGACATCATGAAGCCTAGTGCTTCAATAGGATGACCGGAGAAGAGTGAATCTAGACCATCTGCGGCAATACGCATCTGGCCTTCACCAAGCACACGGACAAGCCAAGCCCCACGGAACAGAGCCATAGGCTTCCAGATGTCTTGCAACAGGTACTCGATAGCAGCACCAGGCATCTCAGCAATAACCCGAGCGTTACCCTCGGGAATCTTGCCGATAAGAGACGGGAACTTACGGGTCAACTCTCTAAGCGCACGAGCATCCGGAAGAGGCATGTAATCTTCGATAAGTTCGATCAAAGCATGCGGCCCACCAACAAGTGTCTTCTCGCCGTTAAGTAGGGTGTGCTCCCAGGTAGGAACCTCGCTGCCTAATTCGTCTACAATACCACGCCACATCTCGTTGAAAGAGGACTGGTAGAGACGGGTCAGTTCATCAGCAACCTCAGGGTCCACGCCATGATGCGCCAGGATGGAATTGGGACCCGATCCGAACACCTGCATCACAGCGTTACGTCGGCCGTGACGAGTAGTGGCAGTGGCCAGCTTATTAACTGCCTCTTCGATAGCCTGCTCGGGGGCGTTAACGTTGCGGTATGACCGCATGATGGAGTTAGTAACTTCCACAGGGTCAGAGAGATGGACCCCATGGCCAGGCATCTTGTCCATCAGCCGGGACCTAGGCATCCGGTTACGGACCATAGTACCTAGGCCATGACCCCAAGACTTAGTTAGATCGGCTGTCTCACGCACCTGACCGGTACGGATGGCGTCATTAAGGATGGACCTGACAGCCACCGGATCATCATGATCAGCTAGGAGTTTGTAGAGGGCAGGATCGTGCTTGAATTCCAGCTTGCCACTGTTGAGTTTCTTGCCAACCTGGTAGGCAGAAGATGTGGCTGCCAGGTCATCAACTGCCCGGACGCCGATATCGGAGTCGAAATACTTCTGAGCAGTGTTGAAATCTACTGTAGGCTTGCGACCTCTAGTACCAAGGATACCAGCAAGTAGATGAGGAGTGCTAGGATTAGCTACCTCATCAGCCTCAAATAGACGTGCTGCTTGCCTAGCTCTTCCGGACTGGCCCAAGCCTGCCGCAGTTGGGTCTGCAATCTGGATGCTGAAGTCCACAAACCCGGACATAACATCGAAAGGTACAGTGTCAGGGTCAGAGAGGGCTGAGGCTGCCCATCTACCCCATGTGATGTTATGACCACCAATAGTTCCGGCTTCAGCTTCACGACGGACTCTCTCTCTTGCAACCTCAGATGTGGGAGACACGAAGAAACCACTGCCAGCATCTACCTTCTCACCACCTAGAAGCTGTTCCCCCATGATGCCAATATCAGTGGACTCGCCACCGAACTGCATCTCTTCCGGAGGCTTCTCTAGCAGCGCACCGAACCCATCACGTTGCACTTGCTGGACTGCAAGATTGATGTTACGGCCTACCTGCTGAAACTCCTGGATAGGGTAGTTAGCTACAGCACCGGCAGTACGAATGACAGGCTGAGCGGCTTGATAAGCGGGCTCCACAACGGACTGTATTCCACGTACTGCTTCACCAAGAATAGGTACGCTACCTGCCCGGTTAATAGGAGCAGCAGCGAGAGCAGCATTGATGTCAGATCGGGGTCGATTGATAGTCTCACTGTTACCTGTCCTTGGGTGCCATTGACGCCACTCATTGTTGAGTTGATAAGGGATAGGCTTAAGAGAACCCTCCTGCTCCGAGATGAGGCGCAGAAGGCGAGTGAACTTCTGGTCCGCTTCCTTATCACCAGGGTCATCGTAGTCCCAAACCGGCTTACCGTTCTCCCGGCCCTTATACTTAGGTGCTGCCGGACGCACCAGGTTGCCTTCCTCATCAATCATCCCCGCTGCAACATACTCCGCAAACGGGTCCTCTTGACCAACAGGCATCTGACGGTTAGCGGGCAGACGATCCGAGGCGATAGTTTGAGTGGAACTAGGGCCAGGGTTCATGTTGTTAGCCCGGGTACGCTGCCCATTGTTAAGACGTCCAGAAGCCACACCCTCAGCCAGAGAGGTAGTCGCTAGACGAATCATGTCCGGGTTGTTCGGGTAGTACCCTGCCTGTGATGCCGCCCGGATCACACCCGGCTGCATCCACGGATAGTCACGGGCATAGTTAGCGTAAAGGGCTGCCGATGTGGGAGTGAACCGCTGGACGATTGCAGAAGCGGCCCGGTTACGAAGCATGAAAGCCTCGATATTCCGGACCTCATCGAAAGGGTTAGTGTAACGGGGATCAGCAGGCATCAGAACTGGAGAGTATCTTCTAGGTAAGCGATGTAACGGCGTAAGTCGGGGTTAGGGAATTCTAAGAAGAGGCGCTTAGCTATACCAAGCTCAGGGGAATCTTGGGACATGATTCCACCCAATCCTTCGGGACCGACACCGGGACCGACAGATAGACCGGCCGTGACAGGCTCATTTGGGTTAGCTGTTGGATCGCTAAGGCTGGGCACATCCCCGGGACCCAACAGAACCGGTCTAGCGCCTTGTTCAGTTCCTCCGACGGAAGGGTTGGGTGATGGTGTACCGGATGCAGGGGCCACACGGAGGGCACGAGCCTGTTGCACACCCTTTCCGTAGCCCTGACCCTTAGGGAGATTAGACGGTGATATGCCCTGTCCGGGGATACGCATGTCTGATCTATTCGGGTACTGACCACCAACTGATCCTTCCCTAGGACCACCACGGTTATCACCCATCGTCATCTACCTCATCAGTTGCAGTGACATCCTCATGCTCTGAATTAGCGTATTCCTCGGCATAGACCATATCTGGATCTTCACCGTTAGCCACACGGTAAAGCATGGACATAAGTGATTCACCAGATATGGCCCAATAGCCGAGTTCAAGCATGACTAGTAGCCTCCGCCACCCTCCGACTTAGGGGCACCAGTAGTGCGGTCCTTGTTAGGGGTAGACATGGGCGTATGCTTGATCGGACGCTTCACGGGACCCGGGACCGTAGCGGCCGGGGGATAACTTGCAGGGACTACCGGCATCGGGCGGGAACCAGTAGGGGTCTTCGTGTTACTGGTCCCACCCTGATCCGTACCACCGTAAGGGTCCGTAGTGCCCGAGGGAGTGGACTTGGACCGGGGAATCTTAGCCATTGTTTAGCTCCTTATCCTGGACGGGACTTGCTAGCTAGTTGCTGGGTGCCGAGAGAACCTAAGAGTTGAGTGAACCTGTTCATGGAGTCCGGCGGCTCCGGGATAGGTGATCCCACATCCGGTGTCCCAGCCGCACCCGGTGTAGACGTGCCAGGCTGTTGTTCGGAAGTGGGCGGTTGCTGGGCGGCCTGTGCTTCCGCCATTTGCTGTTGCTGCTTCTTGATCTCATTGTCCACTTCAATGAAGGCTTTAAGCAGTTCCGTACCGGACTCAAGTTTCTGATCAAGTATGGCTAGATGGATCGGCTGGATACCAGCATTCGGGTCAGGGGAAGCAGATAGCTGCTGCACCATACTCTTGAATGCCCGCTTAATGGCCTCACGATCAAGCCGCTGAATGGTGGTTTCCTTGTCCTTGATCATGGGGTCCAAGTCCATGAAGTCCTCTAGAGACATTGTCTCCATCTGGACTCGCTGACCACCTTCGATAGGGAGGTTCTGTAGATCAGTACCAGCAAGAGGATAATCGACTATGTGGCCGGTTGTCTCCCACAGTTTAGAAGGCGTGTACTCGACATCACCAACATAACCCCTAGTCTCAATGAAGTAGGACTTGGGATGGTTGAAGAAAGCCTTGTCAATCTCAGCAGCCAACTTGTTCTCTTCCTTAAGGCTACGAGCAAACCGTTGGTGAGCCTCAGCGATAGAGAAGTCGATTGTTGCTGACATGACCTGGGCGCCACGAGAACCTGAGATGTGGGTACGGTTAGACCCTAACATCTCTGCTGGGATACCGGCATCCCGTCTCTCTTCCTCAGTCATCCGGTCAATAACCTCTAGCGTCTTGAAAGAGGGGTCCAGGTTCGCTTGGGACAAGCGACCATTAGCGACGATGCCAGGGATGCCCCGGTAAGGGTCCGGGTCCTGTATGACTTCCGGCTCTTCGGGAGAGTTAGGTAGTCCCTCAAACCAAGTGGTAGGCCATACAGCCTTACGCTGCCCGATCACCATAAGGACAGTCATAGCGGCACGGGCCTGGTACATGCCGACTACACCATCAAAGTGTCCAAGCTGCTCATCAAGACAGATACGGCCCGGACAGACGACGAGGGGACGACCTACGAGGTTAGGGGCGTACATGATCCGTTCCGCTGACCGCATGTTGGGCTGATGTCGGGAGCGGAAGTTCTGATTAGGGCTAGCACCTAATAGAATCATGGACATCTCGTGCTCGTCTATGTACTCCAAGACCTCAAACTCGATACCATAGTTCTTTACGTCGTCATTCCAGTCCCAGTTCGGGGGCTTACGGACGCTGCCGACAAGCTCCTTATCGAACATAGAGATGAGAGACTGGTACGAGTAGACGTTACAGGTGATGATGTCCTTAGGGAGCAAGTCATCATAGGTGCCTGGGGGCAGGAACGTTTCAAGGGGCCGACGAACGTCCCATTGTGGGAGACGAGTGTCACGGTTCGGCTTGATGATCACTGGTGACGTAGCCCATGAGAGAAAGTGCCGGGCACGCTTGGACCGGATCGTATACATGTCGTTCTCTTCATGCCACCCCTGCATGACACGCCGCCGATTAGTGGCTGACTTGTCAGCTAAAGCCTGCCCAGGGTTAGTGCTCGGCCAGTGCATCATTGGCTCAACACTAGCGATTCTTTGGGCAAGGTTGTCTTGGGCACGAAGGGCGATATTAGCTACGAGAGACTGCTCGTTCTCTTGAAGTTCAGGCAGGGGGACATCCATCTCATTGTTCATGAGGCGCTGCATCTGCCTCATACGGGCAATGTCCTTACCGTAATATAACTGACGCTGCTCGTAGAGAGCATGAATCTCTGCCGGGTCTTTCATTCTGTACATCATGCGTACGATGGCTCCCTGTTAAGCCAAGCTGGCATGTCCTTGCCAAGGCTGTTCTTAACCTTCTTGCGCTTCACGATGTACTGTAGCTGGTATTCAAGGAACCAATGTGCCATCACACAGTCATCGTACATGGCGTCCGGATAAGTGGTGACCTGCTTGTAAAGAGGTTCGGAAACGTGACGACCTTCCCGATTGCCAGGGAGACTAACACGGCCATACTCGTACTGGCTACGGATAGTTGTAACACCCATCTTGGAGTCAAGCTTGTTGATATGAGTATGGTGTGACTTTATCTTGATGTTACTATCCTTCATCCACTTCTTGAAGAACTTGTACTGCTGAATGAACTTCTGAGCAGCATTGACTTCCAGGATAAAGTAGTCGATCGGGATACCGAGATGTTCCGCAGCATTCTTCCACTGGACCAGTAGACCTTCCCACTCCATCGTGTCCGTGTCGAAGTCAAGAAGGTCATTAGCACCCATAGGCGTGAACACTTGGTTGATTAGGTACCGGGTCCCCATCAGACGTTCCTGGGTTGGTAGTTGCACATACACCCACCATTGGACAGCCCAGAACTTGGACGGGGAAGGGTCCGCTGTAATGATCGACTTGATGACCGTGTTCTTAAGGGGCTTAGTTAGGATAGTAGGAAGTTCATTAGGCCCCCGGTCATCATCCCAACAGCCATCGTATTCGTGACCCTCATAGCTGCCACCATCGATATAGAATTTAGGGACCAAAGCGTCTGCCGGGTCAACATCTTCCTGCTGGTACACGACCTTGAAATTAGATGTCGGCCGGTTCATCAGCGCCCGTAGTTCTCGATACGGGAGACGAGAAGGGTCCAGCAGACAAGGAGCATGACCACGTTCGTTAAGAGGGTTAGCGGGGTCGTATGGCTTGGCCTTGCGGGAGTGAACGTGCGGGTCCATAGCGGCATCGCACAGTTCCTCATAGTGGGCCTTGAACACCACATGGAAATACTTGCGCTCAGTGGGTTCTTGTTCCTCTCCCAACTCGAACAGTTCCACATCCTCTTCATCATCAGCGTACGTGCGCTTCGCCAAGTTGTAGCCGTAGATGTCATCGGCACCCAACCGCTGCCCCTGTAGAAGTAAGAGGCCACCAGGCTCTAGACGAGTCTCCGCTTCATCGTCGTACCAGTTGTAGAACTTCTCTAGCTTCTCAGCCTTATTCTGCCCGAGCATGTCGTCACGCCGGAACAGGTCATCCCACACGATGATATGGACACGGTAACCCAGGAACCCGGTGTCCTTACCGAACGCTGCCCAGGTGGATTCCTTCTCATCAATCGATATCTCACCATACTGTGCGACCGTGAAGAAGAACCTTGTCCACGGGGCACCAAGAGTGGGATCAGGACGGAAGATGCCGTAGTCCCTTGTCATCGTGGACTCAGCGTCGAGTGCTAGGCCAAGTGCTAAGTCTTCACTCTTAGCTTCCGGGGGGACTGTACGGGCAAGAGTGTTACGGAGTCGGAACGTATAGTTCCCAGCCATGTTCTGTGTCGATGACCCAATGAACCCTCTCAAAGTTCTGGATCGGGCTGTCAGCCACGCCGGGATGTCGTGTGTGAAGAGGGTCGACTTGCCGCCACCAGGCGGGGCGTTGACTACCCCAAACTCCTTGTAAGGGGTTGCCAGTTTGGTCCTAACAATGTTTGCGGCTTCCTCCTGCCAGGGTGAGGAGATGCGCCCGAACATCCGTGCCCTGAACCGCCCGAAGTCTTCGAGGCAGTCTTTGGCTACTGGGGATAGCTCGTAGGGCTTAAGGGGCCTGATTTCCCCTTCGGGGTTGTAGTAGCGGGCTTGTTTGACGGCGTCTCGTAGCCCCATCTCCCTGTCCATCTTCTTGCCCCATGATGGACTCTTGTCTACTTGCTTTGAGGCTTCGGTTTGGGTCATACCCCCGAGTCTGAGCAGCTTGTACTTGTCTCGTTCTTGGGGTGTGGCTGTCTTGTGGCCTGGCATTAGTCGTCTTCTTCTTGGTTGAGGCAGGCCCAGTAGTAGTTGCCGAGGGTTTCGAGGGTGATTTGCATCATCCCGTAGGCCATGGCGAGGTTCATGCCGGGCGTAACGGTGTAGTTGTATCTTTCGCTTATCCCGTTGAGGCTTCCATCTTCGTCATCGGCCACTTTGCTGATCCTGTATATGACCATGGCGTCACTAATAATCTCACCTTCGTCTAAATCTGTGGGATCAGCAGCTAAAGACGAATCGAGAAAGAGTCGGAGAGGCTCAGGCATAAGAACACCCTATGTCCCTTTCGTACAGATTTCTAGCTGGCCATAACACTATCCCCTACCCCCCCTGCCTGGGGCAGACCCCCGGTCAAACATGTATATGTGACTGTGTATGAATGAATCAATGAATGTATGAGACCAACACAATCAATGAATCATGCTGCGTGTGCTGCCGCTTATCATGTATGTGTCTGTGTTATTCATAGATATAAGATGAGGTATGTGGTATGGGCGGGTAAATGCAGCGTTAGGCACGCTATTGGTGAAGAATATAGATGAACTAGGGTTGTTAGTCCTGTGGCGAACCATGAGAGGGTCTCACGTATTCTCACCCCTGCGACTCATGTTGTGTTTGCGCCCGTGTTGCATATATGTAGGATCGTTGGTAGTATGGAGTAGTTAGACATATGGAGTTAGAACGGGGGAATAAGTCAATCACCCCCCGGAACGTTCCTTGACAATCGATGGCGATAACCGCTCAACCAATGCTGCGAAGCATCGGAATGCAGGGCGCCATTATCATCCTTCCTTTCCCGAAGGTGAAACAGCACCCCACAACCTATGTGTTGATGGGTGGGCATGAGCCTGCCCCGAAACATGTAGGTCGGGGTGCTGTAAGTGTTGGAACGAGCCACCAACACTCTGATGATCCTGGCTCATGGGAAAGGTAAGAGAACCATGTGTGAATTCAAGGTGGAAGAGCACAAGATGACAAGCAAGGACGTTCGTCGCATCGCCCGCATCATCGTGTGGGAGAACGCACTGACCGATCTTCACGATCATGCGAAGGGGATCGTCAGTGTGGTCCTGGCGAACGATCAGTTCGCTCCCCATGGGAACAGCGACATGTACTGGCAGCCCGACATGAGCCACCAGTACAACGACCGTCACCTCGTGACCGATGGGCAGTTCGCCCGTCTGGTCGAGGAAGTGACAAAGCAGACAGAGCGGCTCCGTAAGCACCTGAAGGTCGATGCCTAATGGACGTGAACCAGGCAGCGATGCTCATGGTGCTAGTAGGTGCGGCATCTAACGTCGCACTGGCTTTCATCTACACTCTCCGACGTAAGAGCTAGATGGGCCATCGCCCACCCAATGCTGATGGTGTTGGGTGGGCGCCATGCCTAGCTAGACAAGTTAGGCAATTGGGAAAGGATGAGAACATGAGGAAGCGTGACAAAGAGATGCTCGCAAAGGCCGTCCGTAGGGGAGTCGAGTACCTCGACGCCAACCCCGACATGGAACCCAGGTTTGAGCAGTGGTTCAATCGTGTGGAGGTTAACTACCTCAACATGGCCAATGGTGACTATTGCATCATCGGACAGACGTTGGGCAGCTACTCCGATCTAGTCAGCGTTGATGACTTCATCAACTGGTCATCTGACAAGCTTGACCGCTGGGCGCAACAGCGAGGGTTCCTTGTCAGGGACCGTCAGCATTGGGTCAAGGACTACTGGACCGGACAGTCTAAGGGCTACCAAGAGGTAGACAGGCTGTGGCGAGATGATGCCTATGCCTATCTCGGGGCGCTCTGGCGTGAGGAAGTCACTGTGCGCCAGCTAGCTGCCAGTGCCCCCCTGGCGTCCGTGGTCCTGGTGGCCACGGACCCCCCTGAGGCCCCGTGAGCGTCCTCCTGGCCATCACATGGGGACTTGCCAGCATCACAGCCATCATCGGCTTAGGGCGATACCTCAACAGTCATAGCTAGCAGTCAGTTAGAAGGGCATCACTCATACAACTTGGGTGATGCCTTTCCTAGTGATTGCTAACGGTTAGCAATCACTTTGGGAAAGGATGACAAACCATGGCTACACAGATGACTGCCGCTCACGTTATCAACCTGGTGGAACGGCTCACCTATAAGCCGGACTGGTCGTTTACGACCAACCAACGGTATGAAGAGAGTGACACAGTGCGGCTCACGATCCATTGGGCGCAACGGGAAACCAACCCGTACAACGCACCTGGCTACGAAGATCGGGCTACCACCATGGAACACACTGCTCTCATTCAGTGCAGCCTCTACACATCAGAGGTTGATGTGATGCGGTCCATCTTGGAACATTGCATCAAGTTTGAGCTAGACCAACTAGTTCACGAGGCTCGGGAATTCTTTAGGGTCAAGCCTGACATGTCGTGGGCGGCTCCGTTCCATCCTCATCATCACATCGGTCAGGATGAGGACTCACTACTTCAGGGGTATAACGGCGTTGAGAACTGGCGAGAGACATCATTCCGTCAGTTGAGCGAGACACGGACGCTTCCTGAGGCCGGACCCATGGGAGAGACGATCACCACATAGTTAGCTGGCATTCGGGATGCTCCCAGTCGAAAGGTTGGGAGCGTCTCCCGATAGCAACTAGCTATCAAAGGGAAAGGATGACAAACCATGGCTACTACTACAGCCACAGTGGACTCCTATGAGGTTGAGATTCCTCAGACGGTCCCTGACTTTGAGGCTTGGCCTGTCTGGCCAGACCTCGGAGTCCCTGAGTACCCTGACGAGATTTCGGAGCCGGGATTCATTCCCGATGATGAGCCGGGGGTAGTTCCTGCTCCGGAACGTCAGGAGCCTTGCTAGGCCATTCCATACGGGGTCTAGCAGCGTGGGGACATCTTCACCCAAGAACATCAACGCTACCTATACAGCTGAGTCAGTACCTAGACCAACAGGCCCAGTCGCGGCTAGTTGATGACGACAGACTCACTCCTGAATGGAAACGTTGGTATGACAGAGTGAGGGATAAGCCACAGTACAAAGACTCCCAGTAGCCAAACCGTAAGGAAACCCCCGGACCACATTTGGTTCGGGGGTTTCTTTATCTATTCATTTCGACAGGCGCCCGGCAGACCCATTCCGACACCGGCATTGCGGCGGGGGGTCATAGCTCGCCAGCCGCCGAAATTCCGGGCAGTCCTGTACACTGGGTAGCTATGCCAGACGCTCCCAACGAGGACGTGGACCGGCTAAGGCTACTGATGGACTTAGCTAATTTACAGAGGAAACTCCAGCCATTGTTAGCTAGGACCAACAAGCTTACGGCTCAACGCTTCTCACTCATCAACTCATTAAGGGAACTGGGATGTGGGCCCCGAGAGATACATCGGTTAACGGGCGTCCCCCTATCCACTATCTATAGCCAATCCCGCTACCCTATTAAGCGGCGGGAGGGAGGGAAGAGGGAATGAACCACGACCCTGCTGGTCCTGGGCTAGATACTGGTGAATTCATAGTCCCATCAGTAGTTGAAGACAATGTGGTTAGATGTCTAGGTGAATGTGTTGTGAGAGTGTCAGAGTTAACGGGTGAGCTAATCCATCTGATTGAGCTACGGCACTCCGAATCACACATGCCAGAGGGGTCCCTAAAGCCCCTTCCCTGGACTGAATGCGAGAGGATAAGCTGTAGGAGAGTAAAGGCGTTGATCTATAGAGAAGAGTAGAAGGGAGGTTAAAGGGTGTCCAAATGGCCTAACACCAGCCACTTGACCAGAAAGAAGAGGCAGTTAGCACAGAGAGATGGATTAAGAGATAGTAAGGACTTTGGGATTTGGTACCAAGTCTGTTACCTATGTGGTGAAAGGTACCCCTTAAAAGAGTTAAGGGTAGAGCACAAGCTACCCAGGAGCCGAGGGGGTACCGATAACCTAACTAACCTCGGACTGGCATGTGAAGAGTGTGACACAGAGAAAGCAGACATGACAGAAGAGGAATACAAAGAGTTTGTGAGCCTAAGACCCGCCAGAGGGATAGTAGGTAGCAAGAAGGTAAGACACGTCATCAGGTCAGAGATAAGAAAGAAGGCAGGCCTGACACACGCTCTCGGTGAGTCATGGCCCAACAAAGATGACAAAGGAGAGACGAATGTTCCTAGTCAAGAACCTTGATGTGACAGCAAGAGACGGCGCTCGCAACAGGGAGAGCCTCTACTACGAAGACAGGAAGCAAGAAGGGATAGTGTTGAGGAAGAAATACCGTCCCGGTGGTCATACTTACAAAGGTGTGGCCAATCAAAGCCAGGGTAACGGTAAGCACGTCAGGAAGGCCGGGAAGGTTAGCTGGAAGAAGGGAACTGGAATCGGCAACAAGGCCGTAAGAAAGGGTTGACATGATGGACCAGTTACTATGGTTCTTGTGGCAGGTGTTGATTGTGTTGTGGCTGTCCATCCGGGTAGCTGAATACAGTTACGCCTACTACCATAAGTGGTTCCGGTAAATAGTAAGGCCCAGTGATGGTGCTTCTAGGAGTGGTGACGTGGCACTCCGAGCACTCGATCACTGGGCCTTACTTCATGGTAGCCGAGGTGTAATTACGGTAGCCCATGCTTGCCAGTGTCACAGCTAGGGTGTATGCTCCGGGGAACGTCACAGAAAGGGGTAGTGGTATTTATCTCTTCCACTCCCGGTATCTGTGACCCTCAGCCGCCTGCCGACGTCGGGAGACGTTAGTGACATTGAGATGTGATGTCTACGGTTCCAGAGTCATAGTGTCTAGTAGTAATGGAACTTACTGTGATATCCCTTACCAATGTATGAAACCATCGTGTGAAAGGTGCTGGGTGAAACTGAATAGAAGCAGAATTTGGGGAACACGCCTAGCTCTAAAGAAGCTGGGCGTTACTCATGTTTGGGTAGGGATGGTCGATAACACTGAGAGAGCGGCTGCCCGACAGTTCAAGACAAGGAACAAAGATAAGCCTGATGGTAAGCTGTTGATGAACATGCTTACCACCTATGAATTAAGTAACAAAGCTGGGATGCTCGCTCTCTGCAACATGCTTCCTAATCGTGACGTGCTGAGGGAAGTACCATTAGAAGAGGGTCTAGACATCTATTATCGCTGGGCACTTACCTATCGACCTAAGCGCACTACCTCTGACTGGGAGATAAACGTTAAGTCCGAATACACTGGATTCTCAGTCCTTAGTGAAGCACGTGCTAATGAGCTATGGAACACACTCAACGATCGATATGGTTATAAGCCTGGTGACGTACCACAAGATGTAGAGACGTATGAACGTCGGATGAGGTTAGTGCTCGACGAGCTAAAGAATCCACAGCCTGCTAACAATGGCGGTGAGAGTGACGTTAGTGATGGTGTTGAGGGTAGTGTTATTTACAGTTAGAGATGGTTCCGAGATGAGCTATGTACCCTCTAGCCAATCACCTGTTTAACCATCTTCCCTGGTCACAGGCCTATAGGCCCAAAGCATGAAATACAATATGCCCCCTATTTCTGCTGTGACTTTCACTCCCCTCATGTGCCCGAGAATCAGCTACTCGTGACGTTCTGAGTCCCCCCTGTGTGGCTGTGATCGTGACCTCTCGTGACGCTCACGTTCCTTCCCTCACTTCACTACCAGCCTGCCACAACCCTCTGACCAGGACATTCTTGGGTTAGGTTGTAGAATCAAACTGTACGGGGTAGAGTGGTCAGTGGGTTCACAGCCAGGACCATCCTGGCAGGGGTCCCGTTGACAACTTAATAAGGGTCAAGGGCACCCATCGGAACCCTTTACTGAAAGGCAGGCTGATGCCTGATCTTCTTTCTGTTGACGAGGGTAACGTGTTAATGGCTGCCAACATCACCCGAGGCCATCCCATTCATAGGTTCGGTACTCAAATCCCGGACCTTAGCTTGGACGCTGCCCTTAAGTTTGCCGGTGCTGACGACACAGTTGAGCCTGCTGTCCTCTACACACGTAACAGTGATGGTACGTATGAAGAGGTTACAGACTGGCAGGCAGTGAAGTCAGATAAGTACGGCACACTAGGGGTTCACTCCCCCGGTTTCAATATCAAGCAACGCCGGGAGATTCTCGAAATGGCTTACGAATTCGTGGGCCTTAACCCTGACGACTCACATATCGACACCATTGGCAACTTTGGTGCTCATGGAGTGGTCGAGAACGGGGTTAGAGGATACGGAGCGGGAAGTGGTAACTCGGCATTCTTTGCTTACGTGCGAGTCCCTGATCTTGTCATTGACGAGAGAGGGATTGCCGACACGATCGAGCGAGGGCTGCTAGTCGCTACTTCCTTTGATGGCACATTGCCAAACTTCATCTCGTATGTTGGGATTCGTGTTGCGTGTTCTAACGCTGTGAAGATGGCAATGAAGAGTGCTACTCAGATCATCAGGGCTAAGCACACTCGGAATGCTGATGAGCGTATGGAGCAAATGGCTGTTGCTCAGGGGTACCTCGGTGCTGTTGAGAAGGAGACAGTTGCTAACGCTGAGCGGATGCTGGCAGTTGATGGTGACAAGGCGTTAGATAGCTTGCTTGATCACTTCTATCCGATCAGTGAGCAGCTAAGTGACGTTGCTAAGACAAGAAGGGCTCGGGAGCGTGGAGACATCCGCCTCATGTATCAGGGCCAAGGCAACACCAACATTGACTTAGTTGGCCGCAACGGATGGGCCGCATACAACGCCTACATTGAGTACCTGGATCACGCTAGCGGCGTGAAGGTTGGCAAGAACACAGCCAAAGCCAGTGGACAGAGAGCACAACGGGCTTTGCTCCCCGGTAAGACTGTGGACAACAAGATCACAGCTAGCAAGATCATATTGGAGATGGCCAATGCTGCTTAGTGATGAGATGAGAGCTAGAATCGCTGAGCTAAAGGAAGAGGTACATTCCTTCGGTTCCTATAGTGACATCTTCCGAGATGGTCAGGTCTATGCACTGACTGACCTCTTGGATGTGGTTAAGGAACATGAAGAACGGGAGAAGGTGTAATGGACTACAACTCAACCATTTCATACCCGAGTGCGGATACAGCTATCATCTACGCTCGTAATGCCGGGTTCAGTGTTGATCTAAACACTGCTTCCCGACCGGACATGGATACCACCTTCATCCTTAAGCGGATAGGTGAGAGTCAGTGGATATGGCAACGCTCCAAGTATGACCGGAAGCGTGCCGTCCTTTAACCCTGACGACACGGAGCAAGGCTCCCCGTCTAGTGCATTATTTGCACCTGATGGGGAGCCTTGGTGTCGTTATAGGGCCGGATCATTACACTGTACTAATATATGGTGCTTGAACCCTAGGCACCGTACTTGGGATGAGCTAACCATTACCGGACTACCGAGACGAGGTCCAGTCCAACATGGATATGAGGATACGCCCACCAATGAAGATGGGTAACGGAAGCACTGGAATGAAGATTGTGACGTCAAAGGTTCGCATCAACGGTGAAGGTAATGAAGACTTCTGGAAAGGAATCAAGTATGAACGATGGGATAGGTTCCGAGATGCAGGATCAAGATTCAAGGCCAATATACGGGCCACCATCCTATTCGCCGCAGTATCGGCATACAGGTACGGAAGACTTGGATGTGTCTGTGGACTTGACTGCTGTATCCATAGACATCGACCTGACAATCGAACCGCTGCTAGTCAGAGCAGCATTCCTTTACCTTAGTAGACAGCCTATGAACATGTGGGCCGACTGGGATATCAGTAAGCCCGAGCGGAGGTTGTTAGCTGCACGATGGTTGGCGGTCCAGTTTGAGGCTATGGATTCACTACTAAGGAACGAGAACCCGTAAATACAAGGGTCCAGGTTGCGGCGTGTTGGAGAAGTGTGTAACATGGGTGTCGGTGCCTCGGGGGTAGCTACACAGATGAAGTAAAGCCCACTCTTCATCCCCAACACTAGGTTATCGTAGCTATCCTCGGGGTAAGTGTAAGATCGTGGAGAGAGAGACTGTTACACGGGACCATGTCACAAGGGAACCGCCTAACCCTGTGGTAGCATGGCTAGGGGAAGACAGTTTCTCTCTCCACCTAATTCGCAGCGATGCGTAGTCATAGGCAGAGGCGTAAAATCGCTAACGTGGTTCAGCCCCGGTAGCCATGAAGTCCGCTATGACCCTTATGTAAAGGCTGATCTAGTAATGTGTGAGCATAAGGCAGGACGGCTACCGGCATGCTGAAAGGTCTAAAGGTTAGTGCTAAGGTCTAGCTGTGTATCATCCTTTCCCAGGGAGTGTTGTTCTGGCAGGCAACATCAACACACAGCTAGTTGCGGATGGTTGGTCTACCACGGCCGGCTCATACCGCATCACGAGAGGGAGCATCTAGTTGTAGTCGGGTATACGGACCCCCCGGTACCTGATTCCTAGATGCTCCCTTTCGACCATTATGGTGACGGAAGATGAAGGGAACAGTGACGTGCGAGAACTAGAGCTAAACGGCAAGGTGTTCACAAGAACCCGGGAAACCATTGATGCTTTGGCTTGGGCTACCAACCGCCGAGGTCGCATCACATGGACCGACCCTCTGAATGTGACCACTAAGATCATTAAGTATCTTAGGGACCACAACGTTTCCCTGCCAGTGTTCAATGATGAGCGGGCCCTGCTCAATCACTACCGCAACGTCATTGACCGACTGGTAGTGGAAGGATGGGCAGAGTCCAAGGCGGGTGGCAGCCGGGATGCCCTGACCATGTTCAAGTTCAAGGATGACGTAGTGCTTAGCGGACATGAGCCTCAGTACAACACTCCTATCGTTAAGGTGGGAGAGGATACAGGGACCATTAATGACCTTCTTCTTGATGTCCCTCTTCCGTCTCTCCCTTCCCCGCCCCGGTACAAGCTAGAAGAGGTTAACAAGCTGCTTGACACTTGGGCAGATAAGGACACTGAGGGATACGCTACATGGGTCGACAGCTTGGTGCAGAGGCTAGGAGTGCTGCTTAATGGTTGACCATGAACCGCTCCCCCCATGGGTGGACAGTACCCGGATGGAGAGCCAGCTTGACATTGTCCATGAGGTAGTGGACAGGTTCAAGGGTAGGAATGGGAATC